GAAGAGTGATTATCATCATTATGGACTTTATGAAGTAGAGATATTAAATAATATATTTAATCTTCATGACGTTAAGTCAGTTTTGAGTTTAGGAGGAATGAGTAATTTAGATTTCTTCCTAGCACAATTCGACAATAAAGTTGAAACTGCTACGAATATTGATGAAGCAGTTAACTGGCGAGGATATAATCTTGAAGATAAACAACAAGAGTATATCAAGAAATTTGGATTTAATGGGGAATACATTTTCACTAGACGAAGTTTAACTAGTTACGATGTCGTTGATAAGAAATATAATGTTGTTTTTTGTAATATAGACACACTAAAGGGTGATATGAAGGTAATACCTGACATATTCATTAAAATGTGGTCTAGAATTGGACTGGTAGAAGATACTAGAGAGAAGATGACATTAGAGTACGAAAGATTTTTTAGTAATGTGGTCGTAACTACGAACATGACGGTATTCTCTAATAAAGATATACAGTATGAAACTAACTTCGTTGAAACTACTACAAAACTAGAGAGAAACAGGAAACTTGTTTATCAGATAGGGAATTTTCCGCTATAAATGTGTTGGAAATTTTGTGTTTTATAAATAAACTTATATAAATATAATTAGTAAAAACTAAAAATTAAGGAGAGAACCCCCATGGCTACTAAGATAGAACAAACCATTGAGGAATTAGAAGCGGAAGTTATTGCTGAATTAGAAGAAGCCAATGATGCTGATGCTCCTAAAGCAAACGCTACAAAAGCGGAACCAATGGACAAAGCAAAGGGCGAAGTACAAGATACTGGTAAACCTGTGGTAGACCCAGAACAAGACTCTGCTCCTGCTAAAGAAGTTGTTAAAAAAGCAAAAGAAATTAAAGCTGACCCTGCACAAAAAGGCGAAGGTAAAGGCGATCCAATTGCAAAATTAAAAGAAGACGAAAAAAAAGACGAAGATAAAGAAGTCAAAGAAATCGTTTCTGATAATGATGCTGAAGTATCTGCTGATGCTGACAACAAAGTTGACACTTCAAGCATGAAAAACGGTATGATTAAAGCGATGAAATCTATGAGAAAAGAAGATTTATCAAAACTTTACAATTCTTTTAAAGCAACATCTTTAAACAAAACTAAAGACGAAATGTATAAAGAAATGACTGATGGTTTAGCAAATTTATCAGACGAAAAGATAGTAGAGTTAAATTCATCTTTTAATGCTAAAGATGCAGCTAAAAATGAACAAGACAAAGATGAGAAAACAGAAGAAAGATTAAAATCTCTTGATGTAAAAGAACATGTTGATGCTCTTTTATCAAACGATGCAAATCTTTCAGCAGATTTCAAATCAAAAGCAGCAACTATTTTCGAAACTGCTGTCAAATCTAAAATCAGAACAGAGATCAAAAGACTTGAAGATGAATATGCTTCTGAGTTGCTTGAAGCTCAAACTGATAATAGAAAATCTTTATCAGAAAAAGTTGACAATTATCTTAACTATGTTGTTGAAGAGTGGATGAAAGAAAACGAACTTGCTCTTGACAGAGGTCTTAAAGGCGAAATCGCTGAAGACTTTATTAGTGGTCTTAAAAATTTATTTGAAGATCATTATATTGATGTGCCAAATGAAAAATACGATGTTCTTGAAGCACAAGCTGATAAAATTACTAAATTAGAGAAAAAATTAGAAGAAACTATTCAACAAGTTGTTGAACAGAAGAACTCTAACTCTAGTTTAATAAAAGAAAAAGTTATGAACGATGTTACATCGGACTTAACTGACACAGAGATTGAAAAGTTTCAATCATTGTCTCAAGATGTTGAGTATTCTAACGAGGAAGGTTATGCTGAAAAGCTTAACACAGTCAAAGAATCTTACTTCCCAAGACAAAAAATTGAAACTAAAATAAATAATGAAGTAGAAACTGGTACCGCTGTACAGGACATTACAGAGGGTAGCCCAATGGCAAAATATATCGATGCTATTGGAAAAACTGCTGTAACAAGTGGTAAATAATAAAAAATAGATCAAAAAGGAGAAACAAAATGTTTCAAACACAACATCTACAAGAAAAGTGGCAGCCAGTCCTAGAGCATCCTGAATTACCAAAAATTGAGGATTCGTACAGACGAGCTGTTACTACTTTAATCTTGGAAAACCAAGAGAAAGCAATGAAAGAAGATAAAAGTTTCTTAGGAGAAGCTGCACCAACTAACGCAACAGGTGCTTCAGTCGACAATTGGGACCCTATCTTAATTTCACTAGTTAGACGTTCAATGCCAAATCTTATTGCGTATGACGTTTGCGGCGTACAGCCAATGACTGGTCCAACAGGACTTATATTTGCAATGAGAGCAAGAGCACAAACTCAAGATGGCGCTGAAAAATTAGTGGATGAAGAAAATCCACATCTTTCTAACCAAGACGCAGGTGGAGACACTGGTGGAGGAGACTCTTCTGGTACTAACCCTGCAACATTAAACGATTCACCATCGGCTGGAGCTTATACTAGTTCAACTGGTATGACTACTGCTCAAGGTGAAGCATTAGGCGATGCAACTACTAACGCATTCGCTGAAATGGCATTCAGTATTGAAAAACATACTGTAACTGCTGTTTCTAGAGCTCTTAAAGCTGAATACACTATGGAACTTGCACAAGATCTTAAAGCAGTTCATGGTTTAGACGCTGAAACAGAACTTGCTAACATATTATCTGCTGAGATTTTAACAGAAATAAACAGAGAAGTAATTAGAAATATTTATTTTTCAGCTGTTAAAGGTGCTGCTGTCAATACGACAACTGCAGGTATCTTCGATTTAGATACAGACTCAAATGGTAGATGGTCAGTTGAAAAATTCAAAGGACTATTGTTTGCAATTGAAAGAGACGCTAACGCTATCGGACAACAAACCAGAAGAGGAAAAGGTAACATCATCATAACAAGTGCTGACGTTGCTTCCGCTCTTCAAATGGCTGGAGTATTAGATTACACTCCTGCTCTATCAACTAATCTTCAAGTTGACGACACATCAACAACTTTTGCTGGTGTTCTTAACGGAAGATACAAAGTGTACGTTGACCCATATGCAGCTAACGTTGCAGCAAGTCAATACTATGTTTGTGGATACAAAGGAACTTCACCTTACGATGCTGGTATGTTCTATTGTCCATATGTACCTTTACAAATGGTAAGAGCAGTTGGAGAAGATACTTTCCAACCGAAAATTGGTTTCAAAACTAGATATGGTATTGCGGCAAATCCGTTCCACACAGGAACAGTTGCTGCTGGCGCTAATGGTGCTATCTCTATATCTGCGAACACAAACAAATATTACAGAAGAGTAAAAGTAACCAACCTCATGTAATACTTGATTGTTTGTCAAGTTTAGACAACAAATTATAGAAAAGGGCGCTTCGGCGCCCTTTTTTTTTAAGCTGAGCAGAAAGAAGATAAATAGTATTATGGCTATTAGAGGACAACCAACAAATATCGATTACGCATCACCAACGCAGTTTTCACTTGTAATAAATCAATTACCTACAACACAATTCTTTATTACAAATGCAAACTTGCCAGGTATTAACTTGGGTGAAACAGTTATACCTACACCTTTAAAATCAATTCCTATAATGGGTGATGAATTAACTTTTGAAAATCTAACATTAGGGTTTCTTGTTAATGAAACGTTTGATAATTATTTAGAATTACATGACTGGTTAGTTGCAATTGGTTTTCCACAATCAAGAAGTCAATTCAAAGATTTTAGAGCAAATACTTCTAATATGGGATCAACAAACCCATCAAGAGGTAAAACAACTGATATAGGTCAAGCGTCTAAACGAACAAGTGCTAGATCATTATTTTCAGATGCAACATTAACATTACTTACAAACAAAAATAATCCTGTTGCAAGTGTAGTTTTTCAAGATTTATATCCTGTATCTTTATCATCATTAGAATTTTCACAAGAACAATCAGGTGTTGATTATTTAAAAGCTTCAGCTGATTTTCAATATAAATATTACACTATCAACAAACTATAAAATCGGAGTATTATATGATCGATAAAGTAAGTAAAAAAATTCAAAAATTTTTTGATTGCATAATTGGAAACCCTGCCAAAAAGGTTGCCAAAAAAGTTAAAAAGACTAGACGTAGAAAAAAGAAACGTATGAGTCGAAAATAACCCTTGACAAGCCTATACAATTTGTAGTATAGTTTTCATTATTATGACATTGGACGAACTCAAAAAAATCGCTTATAAAGAATTACCTGTAGATAAGAATCATCTTGATACTGAGAGTTTGCGTAATCAAGAACTATACGCAAAATTCTTAGATTACAAATCTAATTTTACTTTTTTGTATGCAAAAGCAAATGGTGATTATAAAAGATTATACAGAGATAAATGGGAATACTATGGTGGTAAGGCAGACGCAAAAGTTTATGCCAGCAAACCTTTTGATCTTAGAGTTTTAAAGACAGACTTATCAGTTTATATTGAATCAGATTCAGAAATTATTGATGCACAAAATAAAGTAATCTATCTTAAAGAAACGGTAGAGTATTGTGAAGGTGCTCTTAAAGCAATTCATTCAAGAGGTTGGGATATTAAAAATTGTATAGAGGCTCAAAAATTTGAAGCAGGTTTACAATAATGCGACAGGATTTTTGGTTTACCAATATTAAACAAATGCGAAACGAAGAGTATTCGTTTCTCGAAGATTTTATTTCCAACAAAACTCAAGGCAATATATTAGAAATAGGTCAAGGTGGATCTACGGTTATTATCTTAGATGCAACAGCAGATACAGATAGAAAACTTACATCAATAGATATAAACTTTAAATTAAAAGATGTTATGGAGTATCTTCCAAAAGATTATATCGCAAGATTTAATCACATTAAAAAAGACTCTCATAAAGTATCATTAAAAGAAAAGTTTGGTGTTATCCTTATTGATGGTGAACATTACGGAAACTCTGTAAGAAAAGACACAATGAATTTTTGGGATAATCTTGAAGATAATGGTTATTGTATTTTTCATGATTATAATTTATTTAATGATGTAACAAAGTTTGTTGATGATTGGATAAACAAATTTAATCAGGCAGAAGTATATAAACAAAATAACAATTTGATTGTTGTAAAAAAGTGTTAGTGTATGTCAGATATAATTTGGATCAAAAAAATAAACGATGTTCATATGTATGTTCATTGTAACGAATCAGTTGCAAGAGAACTCAATTCTTATTTCACTT